CGCCAGTTCATCGATACGCCCATTCAATACGCCTTCCTGCAATCGCTGTTCGCCTTCGACCACATCGGTGATCGCGAGACCGTAGAAACGGTCCAGCAGATCCGTGTAGCAGAAGTTGTATTGCAGTTTCCGCCCGTAGGGGTTGGGCCGGTTGTAGAACACCATCGAGCGGTTGGCCACCCACACAATTCGCCGGTCTGTCTTGTAGATCAACACCTCCACCCGCGTGCCACCGGGATCGGCGGTTTGATCCACCTGCGGTTGCCAATTCGCCATGCGCGCGGACTCCTGCCAGGACTTGGTGTTGTCGCCCTGCGTGGATGGCTTCACCTGCGCCATCTCGGTCAACGTCGCATCGTCGGGAATCGTGAAATCCTCCAGCGCCCGCAGGGATTTCAAATAGTCCAGATCCAGGAACAGGCGCTTGACGGTGTAGCGCGCGTCGGAGGGGTCCGATGTCGGACAGTTCGGATCGATGTAGAAATCCTTCAGCGAGACGGTCTCGACGTTGGGCCGGTTGACATACTCCTCCTCCATCACTTCCACCACGACGCGGTCGAAGCCACCCGATGGCACCGAGAACGTCTGGCCGGTAATGGGATGCTGGATCGGGCGGCGCTGGGGCTGGAAGCGTGGCACGAACTTTTTCACCATTTGCGATTGATAGAGCCAGGACGATTCCAGAATTCCGTTGCCGTAGGTGAGACCGCTGCGCAGCGCCAGTTCCACCACGCGCTTGATCCGGGTCTCGGCCATCTGCGCCAGAATCGTGTCGCGGCTCACCCGCGCGGCCTTCGGCGTGGTCTTGCCAATCGGCGATGCTTCAAACCACGGGTTATCGCCAAACAATGCCTGGACCACACGCGGCACCATCGATTCGATTTGTTCGTAGGCGGTGAATACCGGGATCGATGCGCGCGGGATCTTCGTGCCTTCCCAAAACTTTTGCGCGACGTATCCCAGGTAGAGCGCGTCGGCGTTCTGCCAGCGCCAGTCGTGGTTTTGCGAGCGATAGTTTTCCGCGCGCGAGAAATCGTCGCACACAATTTTCAACGCGAAGCTATCGGACCACTCCTGTTCGGTGGTGGTGATCTTTGCGGCTTCCGCTTCGGTGAGCGGGGCGTAGGCGTCGAGCGCGGCGGTTCCGTAGCTGGCCATTACAATCCCGTCCTCGCGTGGTAGTAGCTGTCTTCGGTCTCGGTGGGTTGCCCACCGAAAATGGCTTGCTTGGACATCGGATCAAATCCGAGAAATTTCGCGCGGCCCAGTTCTTCAAACCACGGACGGCCCGAATCTTCGCTCTGGCGCGGGTATAGGTCCGGCTCGATGCCCACGCCATCGGCGTGCTGCAACTGGTCGGCAAGAGTGTCGAGGATGTCCTTGTACTTGTACTTGTTGAAACGGGTGATCTCCATGATGAGATGCCCATCGCAGGCAAGGTCGTCCACGATGCGAATCCGTTTCGCCGCGAACCACGATTGCAATCCCGAAATCCGGTTGTCTTTCGATATCGCGTTGTCGCGGGGAATGTTCAACACGTTCAGGTACGTGTTTCGCTTGGCCATCTCCTGCCGCAGAAACGGTTCGATGACCTGCGCATGGTGGTTCTTCTCCATCTTGAAATCCCTGGGCCGGTACTTCTTGTGGATGTCGAAGAAATGCCAGATGACCTGGAACGGGGTGAAGTGTCCGTGCCGGATATCGATCACATGGATGTAGCCGGAAGGAAGGAAACCGCAGGTGGTCAGCGCGCAAAACGCGCCGTCGGATTTCTCCTCCATTCCGGCCAAATCCACGGTGGTGTGAATCCGGTATTGCGGCATCAGTTCGGCGACCCTCGCGCGGGGTATCCACATGATCTCTTCGCGCGTGGCCAGTCCCCCGGATGGTGCAATACAGCGCATGTTGTACTGGGCCTCGAAGATGTAGAGGCCGACCAGGTGCTTGATTCGCTCCAACGATGCCCAGTCGTATCGATGTGGCCACAAAGTCTTGCCCGTCTCGGCGTGGATCTGCGCGCCGCGCTCGACCACACGCCAACTGCGCTGCGCTTCGGGCAGGTTCGATTCGGTATCGCGGATGTGACCGTAGAGATCGGAAAAGTCGTAGGGTGTGCCCTCGACATCGCGCCAGCCTTGCTTGCCTGCAACGCGCGCCAACAGCGGATCGGTGTATTTGAAGTGGTCCACCACCTCGCGGATACCTGCGGCAGTCTTGACGTTCTCCTTGTCCACAAGGTCGGAATGTTTGTGTACGTCCTGGTGGGTTCCGGCAATCATTTTGCCCACCGACACCGCCATCACGGTGGGTTCGGTGATTTGCCGGGTGCGGTTGGGAACGATGAACGATTGCAGACTCCCGAAGTCCTTCGCGTTTTTCGCAGGCGGGCAAAACTCCGGATACCAGAATCGAAAATTCGAGTTGTATCGGAAGTGGCCCAGGATCGCGGTCATAATGCGGTCGCCGTGGTCGCCGGAGGAGAATGAAAGCAGGATGCGCACGTCGGGATAGTTCAAAATCCACTGCAACGTGTGACCGATGGTGCAGATGCTGGTTTTGAGATGATCGCGAGGAAATAGGGCGAGGAAATTGCGGTTCCCGTCCGGCTCCAGTTGGTCGTACATCGCCACGCGCTCGATGGAGGAAACCACCGTCATCGCTTCGCAGTCGGCGATTTCTTTTCGACCGGCGAACTTGTGCAGGCCGTCGAGCAACGGCTGATGGTTTTCCCCGGCAGAGATATTACCCAGGTCTTCCCAGCCGGGGTCCGCTCCACGGATGTCGCGATAGCCCAACACTTCACGGCAGAGCCAGAGCAGATCCTTGCGCCCGCGCTCGCGGTCGGCCAGATACGACGCCATGTATTTTTTGCGTGCCGGAAGCGATAGCGATTGCGGCATCTCCCGGCTCATGGCGTCGGTTCCTTCCCCGGCTCCGGGTCGTCCACGGTTGGAGGCTCGGCCTCTGGCTCGTCCTCAAAAGGAACTTCCGCTGGAGCCGGGTCGGGAACTTCGTTGCCCTCGATTTCGATGGCGTCGGCGGTATCGAGCGATACATAGCGGTCTCGCTGGGATTCCGGGATGGAATTCAAGAGGGTCGCGATGTGGACCTGGCCCTCGTTTTCGAATTCGCCCAGGCCCTTCATGGTCTGGACCGCGATGCCACCGGCTTTGTAGGGGTCCTTGTCGTGAACCAACGCAGCGCGGATCGCCTGGACGGATTTTTCCTTCAAGTCCGCGCGCCAGTCGTAGTTCAACCCTGCGGCGGATGCCGCTTTTCGCGCCTGGAAGATGACACCACGCACGGTGGCCGGGGATCGCTTGACCTGCTCGCCGATTTCATCGTAGGACAGGCCCTGTCCACACAACATGCAGATGGTCATCCGCTCGGCATCGGTCATCACCCGATGGGAAACCCCGGTTTTGCCCATCCCACGGCGCACGTAGTTCAAAACCTTCTGTTCCTGAAGGCGGGCGGCATGGGGACTCAGGGTTTTGTCGGAATTTGCGTCCGAAAACGGCAAATCGGTGTATTCCTCGGCCATCGTGCCTCGAAGATACACCCGGAAATATGGTTTTTGGAATTAAATCTATGAAAAATGGAAGATTTGGACTAGGGGCGGTCGGCAGGCGGGGGCTTCACGAAGGTTTCCAACATCAAACAGTGCATTTGCCACAGGCGAAAGTTGAGAATGAACATCGGCCAGCACCGGCCTGCGGACCAGACCCCGACCAATGAGGCCAGCGCCATGAAAACGGCAAGGAAGCGGTAGTGATGCGCGAGATCATGGGCCATCCAGTAGGCATCCCACGCCGCAATCAGCAGATTTCCACCCATAATCAGGACACCGCGAATCGCCCAGCGGCGATTGAACTTCAATACCGCCATCACGGCTTCGCGTGCTTCGGTTTCGGTGGCCTCGCGCATCGGAATTTCACTCATCACGCCTCCGCATATAGAGAACCCGGCAGTGTCGGCAGATCGCGGCGTGGACCGGCCCGTGGTCGCGGCTGGGAATCTCAAAGCGAACCGGCTCCTCGATGACGCCACCCATCGCAATCGGGCGAATCAGCGGTTCGTGGAACCCTGACGCACAGCGCAGCAGGCGGCTCATGCGAATGATCTGCGATGCGTTGTCCGCCCCGCAGTTGCAGGGCTTCGTGGATGGTTCCAGGTCGGGACCAACGCCAACGGCATCGCAGTCGGCGTCATGCTCAATCATCATCGTCCTTCGGTTTGATGCGCACTGGCTTGCCTTCGACCAGGTGGAACGTGCGATAGTTCGGGTCGCGGAATTCCACGATGCCGGTTTCCGTGTTCAGGCCGACCTGCCAGGCGGCGTCGCCAAACAGTCCGTTGTTCTTGCGCTGATAGTCGGTGCATTCGGCGACGTGGGCTTTCAGAAACACATTGTCCTTGCGGCAGACGAATCGCTGGTTTCCGTTTTCAAACAATCGCGCGGAAAAATACTGACACGTCGAACAGATCCCGCGATTGCGATCAATCGACTGCGCCATCGTGACTTTCATTGCCCCTCCGTCAGTCCTTGTTGCATTTCAATTCTATGGCGTCCGGATCGCGGCGCACGTAAACGCCATAGGCGGTCATGCGTCCGCAAAAGCAACACCTCTCCGCCTTGGGATCGCGCACCTTGACGGGTTCGCGTCCCGGCTTGGTGTCGTACCAACACCTGTTGCACATGGCATGTGTCCAGCCGTGCGGTGATGTTGCCATCACAGCGGCCCGATCCGGTCGATCTTGTAGGCGTCCACCTGCGGGGAGGCGCGGAGCATCTTCTTGTACCGCTCGTTCCACGGGCCGTAGTGGCCGGTTGCGCGGTTGAACGCGAACGCCTCGCGGTAGCGATACCGGGTGTGCTCGACCACCTGCAATTCGCGGTAGTACTCATCGCGAGGCGCGGAAAAGTTTTCGCGTTTGCCATTGAGGATGCCGACAAACAACGCGGTGTTGTTGAAATCGTATTCCACCCATGCGTGCGCGGACGGCTTGCCGGTAATCATCGTCACACCGTGGACCAGGTACAGGTCATCGCGCAGTGACGCCTTCACGTCGTCGGGGGATTCCTGGTTCTCCTTCAGTATCGCCATCATCAGATCCAGCGCGTCGTCGAAACACGTATGCGTCGGGTAGATGTTGTGATCCATACGAAGCAGCCTAGCACTACTCCTCGAATGGATGCAATTCCCGCCAGTGCCACCATCGGTCGATCAAAAATACGCGCGCTGCGAACGACAGTTTCTGAAAGCACGGATCGCGGACGGTGAGGTTCGC